CTCCGCGAGCCGTGTGCTGAACGCCTCCCAGAGCGCGCCGGCGAACTCGCAGGCCGAGTTCCACAGCGCGCCTATCGCGTCGATGACCGGCTGAAGCGTCGCCACAAGCCCGTTCCATGCGGCGCCGAGCCAGTCCATGAACGAGGCCCATGCCTTCCGGCCGGTCTCGGTCTGTGTGAAGAAGTACGTCAGGGCGGCGACGACCAGCCCGATCGCGGTCACGACCAGCATGATCGGGTTCGCGTTCATGACCGCGTTGAATGCGGCCTGCGCGATCGTCGATGCTTCCTGAGCCTTCTTGAACGTGTCAAGCGCGGCTTTGCCGGTCTTGAACGCGTCGAACGCCTTCTTCGCGGCCTCGGCGGCCTTGAACGCGCCGAACGCGCCAGCGATGCCGGCCACGGCCGAGATGATCGCGCCTGAATGGTTCGCGGCCCAATCGGCGATGCCCTTGAGCACGTCCAGCACCTTGTTCACCACGCCGGCAGCGCCGTTGAAGGCGTCGCCCAAGCGGCGGCCGACGTCAGCGCCCGAACCGATGCCGGGCAGTTCGCCTATGATCGCCTTGATCGCGTCCACTACCGAATTGAACACGTCGCGCACACTGTTGAACACGCCGATGGCGGTCTGTGCCGCGCCCGAATCCTTGAGGCCGGCAGCGAGGTCTTTGAGCCATGCGGCCGCATCCTGTACCTTGAGTGATGCTGCGCCGACGTATTCGGTGAGCGTGTTGAACATCTCGCCTGCCAGACTGCCGGCGTCGGTCGCGTCCTTGATCTGACCGCTGAACGGGTTGATCGCGTCGATCAGCGCGCCGAAGGCGTCGCCGAGGGCGCGGCCGGCGTTGCCCATGTCCTCCAGCATGACGCGGCCGGTCTCCAGCGTGCCGGAATCGGTGAACGCGGTCATGAACTTGCCCAAGTTGTCCGTCGCGGTCTTGCTGAACGTTGAGATGGCGTCGGCTGCGGTGCTCATGGCCCCGGTCACGGCGGGCTTGAACAGGTTGAAGGCGTCGGTCAGGCCTCCCGTGACGGCGGCCTCAAGGTTGCCCATAGCGCCTTCGATGGTCTGCGTCGAGGTCGCGGCCTCGCGGGCTACGTCGGTCATGCCGAGGTCGGCCAGCGCCTTGTTGAACTCTTCGGCGGTGATCTCGCCCTTGGCCATGGCGTCGCGGAAGTTGCCCGTATAGGCTCCGTTCTTCTTCATGGCCTCTTGCAGCTTGCCGGACGCGCCGGGGATCGCGTCGGCGAGCTGGTTCCAGTTCTCCGTGGTGAGCTTGCCCGCGCCGGCGGTCTGTGTGAGCATCATGGCGACGGACTTGAACGTGTCCTTGTTGCCGCCGGCGACGGCGTTGAGGTTGCCGGCCGCCTGCGTCAGTTCAACGTAGTTGTCGATGCCGTTCGCGGCGAGCTGGGCCATGGTGTTCTGCACGTCGTCGAGGCCGTACACGGTTTCGTCGGCGTACTTGCGGGCGACCTGCGCGGCCTTGTCAACGGCGGACGTGTCGAGGCCGGCGAACTTCATCGTGTTCTTGAACTTGTCCACGCTGTCGGACATGTTCA